AGGCAATGCAATCGCTGAAGCAACACGCATAAGAGGGTGCCCTCGTCTTATGACGATGATCCCCGATTATTAAACGACTCTATTTGTGGCGGACACCAGTAGGACGGCATAAATAGAGTCGTGGTGGGCAGTGAGGGACTCGAACCCCCGACATCCTGCTTGTAAGGCAGGCGCTCTAACCAGAATCGGCAGGCGTTCTAAAGCCCTACCACTTGCAGATTATTTGCTGTTGCTTATTACGTTTGGCGTTGAATCCACTCTACACCACGGTAATGTGGCGTATGTGACGGCGGATACAAATAATTACTTTCTTGGTTCCCCGTTGCGCGGAATTATGTTCCGCCCGTTCTGCCGGGCCGGTCGCGCCCGATGCTCTCCTGCTCGGCGATTCGCGAGACGCAATATCGGATCGTGTTCGTTATGTCCAGACCGAGCTTTGTTGAGAGCTTTTCCAGGACCTTGAGTTGCGCCGGTGCGAACCCCACTTGAATGCGTTTGAGAGCCATAAGGGAAGGATAACGGCTCATGAATCAGTCATTTAGACGTATAGCGCACTCACATATACACCCGCTGTACGTATGACAGATGACAACAGACGCATAAGACGTGCGCAGCATCACGAGCCGAAACGGAACGGAGCGGTTATGTTTGAGCCACAAAAATTCCAAAATGAAACTTCGCACGATCTTGCAGCACTGATCGAGTTACCCAGTTCTGCCCTTGGAGAACCGTTGCCTATCCTGGAGATGCCACGCCGCCTTGGTGCGCGTGTAGAACGGACGCCCTTCGCGGCCTCCGAACTGGAATTCGCCGATCAGCACACTATCGATCACGTCAACTGCCCGGCCTGCATCGCGCAGGACGAAGCCCTGCAAGGCGTCGATGTAGACTTCGCCACCATGCTGTTCCGGGACGCCGCTGTTTATTGGATGAATCTCAGACGGCAGTCCACTTCACTTAAACCGAGAGCGCATGACGCCACTCAAGGGAACCTCGATGCGCTTCTGAAATTCTTCGGCGCGCTGCGGCTTTGCGACATAACGCCGGGTCACATCCGCGGTTACCAGATCGCCCGGCTTGCGAACGTGGTCCGTGTGCGCGGCCAAGAGATGCACCCCTGGAAGCGCAAGGCGGGAAACATGCTTGTGAACCATGAGATCAGCGTGGTGGGCCAGATGCTCACCCATTGCCGGTTGTGGCAGAATGTGCGCCCGTTCTACTTCCCGCTTTCGGTGAAGCAATGGTCGCCGCGCACCGTGCTCACGGAAGACGAAGAGGAGCGGCTGTTCGACGTTGCAAGCCGCCACCCCGAGGCTTCGCTGGCATACTGGGTGGCTTGCATCACGAACAACACATCGGCGGCTGGGCTTGAGTTGCGCGGGTTGCGGCTCAAGAATCTCTTCCTGAGCGCCGAAGGAATCAGCGAGATCTACGTTCCGGAAGACAGCGTGAAAAACGGTCACCGGGCGCGGAAGGTTCCGTTGAACGCGCAAGCCAAGTATGCCGTGGAAGAGTGCTTCAAACGGGCGCTCAAGCTGGGGGCCTGTGAACCGGAACACTACCTGTTTCCGTTTCGAGAACTGCGCAACAAGTTCGATCCAACGCGGCCCGCGTCACGGTCCTGGCTGCGCAAGAGTTGGGATAAGTTGCGGAAGGCGACGGGGTTTGTCGATCTCAAGCCGCATGACTTGAGGCACCATTGCATCACGCGGCTGCTTGAAAACGACGTGAACCCGGAGACTGTGATCGCAATCGCCGGGCACGTCGGACGCAAGATGATGGAGTATTACGCGCATCAGCGGACGCGGGTGAAGTATGCGGCGGTGTTGGCAATCGAGCCGAAGCCGAGAAAGCGCACCATCACCGCCGCGGTTCTCAACGCCCGCGCTGTCTCCGGTTCGACGGAGGCGGCGGTTCGGGCGGTGTATCGTTGACAGGATCGCAGCCCGCGAACGGGTCTTTGGCCTCGAAGTGACACAGGAACGCGGCATTGCAGATGATCGCTGCCGTGTTGTCATCGTTGGCGTTGCCGTGTTCGATGTAGTCAAGTAAATGGCGCATCAGGTGATTGATGCTTGCCTTGCGGAACTCAGTGCCACCGCACCGCCAGTTGTTCTCGCCATGCGTTTTGGCGCCCAACGCCAACCGGCGCGCGAGGGCGTCCATGGCGACTTTCGGGATTAAATCGTACCGCTCTTTGAGGACGGACCGTGTACTGCCGTCCTCAAAGACAGCTTTCTCTGTCTTGCAATCTGCGGGCATACTTCTCCTTTTGGTTTTGGTGCGTGATCGATTGAAAAGAAATCAGGCCGCGGCGCTGCCCTGCCAGAGCGCGAACTCCGCTTTGCGCCGGGCGGTAAGGGCCGCGAGTTGCTTCGATCCGGAGTGATCCCAGCGGAGCAACTGCAAAGCCGCCGCGCTGTACTGGCCGGAGTTGAGATCGGTGAGGAGTGTGGATGAGCCGAGCTTCCCGGCGCCCAGGTTGTATGTGAAGTCAACCAGCCCATCGAACTGGCCTTGCGTGAGCGGTACACGGACCAGGCGCAGGACGGCCTTCTCGGCGGAGATCACATCGGCGGATAGAATGCCCGATGCTTCGGTCTCGGTAACGCCGAGCGGGAACTTCTCACCCGGCATGATGCGATGGCCGTAACCGATGGTGGGGATTCCGGCCACGTCGAGATAGGTTGCGGCGCGGAATCCTTCGGAGAACTTGAGAAGAGCAAGCCCGGCGGCGCTGAATTGGAGCGAGTTCACTTGTACCTCTTTTCGTAGTAGCCGCGGTCGAAGAATGGGAACCACTCGACGCCGAAGCGGGTAATGACGCCGGCGGAGTCCTGCTTGATGCGCAACTCGACAAAGCCGACGTGCGCCTGCAGGCGCTTCTTGCGCATGAAGAGACTCTGATCGCAGGTACACCCGGCCTGCACGGTGTGAACTTCGCGCGGGAAACCGTAATTGAATTTGTGGTAGTGGCCAACGATCTCAAGCTGGGGTTTCTCGCCGCCCTGATAGCTCTCCACGCGCTTCTGGTCGGTGTAGGAGATGGCATAGGCCGAGCCGCCGCCCGGATGCACCACGCGGGCCACAGCGGCCCCAGAACCGCATTTGAGAGCAACGTCGCACTCGGCATAGCCGAGGTAATGAAGATCGTTGCGGCCCGCAGCCGTGGCGCGGCTTTCGAGATAGCGCCCGATCTCGATGCCTTCGCGTTGCGCGTACCATCCCTCGTGATCGTCGCCCGCAATAAAGTGAGTTGTGATGCCCTTGCGCACGGGGAACTTGTCGATCAGGTAGTCAAGCTGATTGTCCATGCCCGGCGCCGTGAGGAGTTCGGTTTTGTTGAAGCGGGCTTCGCCGTCCACCCAGTTGCCGGCGTTGAAGACGTGGGTGATACCCCGGCGCTCGAAGTGATCGTAAGCCGCATTGAGCACGTCGAGCCGCGCGTATTTGCTACATAGGTGATTGTCCGACGTGACGCCGAAGATATGCGTCCATTCATCGCGCGGGTTGCCTTTGATCTCGAAGCGGCCCGGTGCAAGGTTGACGGTGGATACAGCCTCGAAGACGCCGCCGGGATGCTCGGCAAGCAGGACGCCGCGCTCTTTCATGCGGCCCACCGCGCGCCGGATTGAGGGCGCAGTCATACCCATCATTTCGGCCAGATCGTCTACCGTGAGCGGAGCCTGGCGCAGGCGCTTGTGAATGTCCGCTTCCAACTCTTCGGGGGACTTCGGCGCGGGCTTCGCGGGCGCGGTCCGGTACTTGAGAACCGTCGTGTTGTGGATGCCCAGGCGACGGCCTATGGCGCGATCCGAGAGGCCATCGGCCACGAGCCGAGCAATCTGCTTCTGTTTGCTGATAGGAATCGTTTGCGGGGCCATCAGTGCCTCACTATTTCAGAGATGTGATAGAGCAGATCGGCGCAGACGGTCACTACGGCGGCAATGCGCAGAATCACCCACCACGCGCCAGCCCCGCGCTGTTTCAGGGTTTCGAGGGTATCGATGCGTTTCTCGTGATCGTCAACCTGCATTTCCAGGCGTGGAACGCGGCCATGCGAGTTTTCTGCGGTGGCGTCTCCGAACAGCTTGGTAAGTGTGTCGCGAAGATCACCGCGCATTCCGCGCACTTCGTTCGTCAGTTCATGGATGGCGGTGGTGTCATCGAAAGACATGGCGTGGCTCCCTGAGTCCACTATTACCGCAGACAGTAAAGCCCCGCTATTCACGGGGCTTTTCTGACTACTGAGATCGAGTTACTTCAAATCGCCGGTAATGTCCGAGCCTTCCTTCTCGATTGCCGCCCAAAAGGCCGGCCACAGTTTGAATGCGGCTTCGACCGATGCCACCGCAGCGGTATCGTTCTGCCAGTTGAGGCCCTTCTGTGCAGCGGCGGCTGCGATGTTCGCCGAGGCCACGGCAACAGCGGAGATGAACGGCTTCCCCGTGGTGATGGTTTCGGCGGTGTCGCTCTGCGCGTCCTTCACAGCCTTGGTGAACTTCACTTCCAGGGTGGGAAGGTAGGTAACGACCTTCTTAATGTCCACCCCGATCTTCTTGAAGAAATTCCCGATTGCTTGCAAGCTCATATTCTTTCCTCCGGTTGGTTGTTGATCGTCGCGACGGTTCGGCTATCCTGCAGCCGCTATACCTTCACCGTCGCGCGGATCACCGAAAGTGGGCCAATTTGGAAGTGTGAGGGTTGTCAGTTCGGCGCTCGGCGGTAACGAGTTATACTGCGACCCTTGGGGTGGACGATGAAAGGTTTTCTCTTTGCTTTTGTCTTGGTTTTCGCCAATATCGGCTCTGCACAGTCCTTGGCGGATGCCCCTACGCCGCATCTTGACCGCGCAGAATGGGCGCTGCTAGCCACCGATGCGGCGGCGCGCGGGTTTGACGTGTACTCAACACATTGGGCAGAATCGGCGGGTAACAAAGAGAGGACGCTACCGGGATGGATCGCCAACCATCCGCCGGTGATGGCTCTCTATTCGGGCGGAATGGTCTACGCGCAATATTGGGTGGCGCGGAGGTTATCCGCTCATCGTCATCGCAAGTTGGCCCACGTGATGACGTTAGCCGACATATCGATCACGGCCCCCTTCGCGATACATAATCTCTTCCTACCCGTCTGCAAGGCTCCGAACGTGTATCTGGCGTCTGGCTGCCAAGCTCCTGTGCCTGGCGTGATCTACAAGTGACGCCGAATACTGAAAACTATCCCAATGTTCCGGCGGGCAACTTGCCATCCGCAATCAGTTTGGCAAACAAGAGGCTGCACATCACATCCTCCACCGTTGCCCCGGCTGGCGGTGGAGGAGCGATCTGCGCAAAGAACGCAAGCACAGAGGCGTCTCTGTAAGAGATCGTTTCTTGCCATCCGTTTGTTGGTTCGGTGAGGGTAATATCCAGTTCTCCAGTTCCAATTTGCGCAAGATCGGGCGTGACGGTGAACCAGATCGAGGTGATTGCCAGCGCTGTAACGGTGCGCGGGTTGCTAAGATCGCCGACGGTAACTGGAGTTGTAAGCGTGAACGTCGTGGGCATGATTGCTCCTTAAAAAATGCGCTGGCAGAGCGCCGTTGAAGTGTTCCATACAGTCCAGTTGGTCGTTGAGTTGCCGCTGTGGGCGTAGAACTGGAAGGTGTGCGCCCCGGCTGTTAGCCCCGTAATGCTCATATAGAAAGCACACATGCCATCTGTGTTCAAGCCTCCGGCAAAATAGCAGTCTTGGTAGGTATTACTCGCGCCGTCAACGTACAAGGCGATGTAGCAGTCTGCCCCGGCCGAACCGGCTGTTTGCCTTCCGGCGAGGCGTCCGAAGATGTTGTAGACATCCGAAGTCGAAGCCGCATTAACGCTAAAGGCGAATCCGCCTATGATGACGGCGGGGATGCCTGTAACGGTGACAGTGTTGGTCGGCTTAGATGTTGCGGTCAGAATATGACCCGAAGTGACGTTAGCCCCGGCTTCCTTCGGCTCCAATGTGTTGAGGCAGAACCCATCTGAGAAGTAGATGACATTGGCTGTCAAAGACCCGGCTGTAATCATATCCCCGGTGATAGCCCCGGATGCAATTATCGCCGCTGTGACCGCCCCGGCTACCAGTTTGGCGGTGGTTACCGAATTCGCCGCTAGCTCACTCGCTGTAATCGCCCCGGCTGCTATCTGAGCCGCGGTGATCGTGTCCGCTGCAATGTTGGCCGCTGTGATTGTGGTGGCCGCGATGTTCGCACCAGTGATGGTTGCCGCAGCTATGTCTGCGGCCTGGATTGTCCCCGCCGCAATCTTCCCGGCAACCACGGCTCCGGCTGCTAGCTCACTCGCTGTGATGGCCCCGGCTGCTATCTGTGAGGCCGTAATAGTGTCCGCTGCTATGGTTGCAGCGGTGACGGCCCCGGCTGCAAGTAGGGGCGTACTGATAGCCCCATTGGTGATCTGCGTCCCGGTGATTTTCCCTGTCAGTTTGGCCGCTGAGATTGCCGCCAGTTGAGAATCCGATAGCTGCCCGGTGACTTGGGATGCGGCCAAACTCGCTATCTGTGCGGCGGTCAATGTGCCGCTGATATTGGCCGCCGCTAACGTCAACGCTGTCCATGTACTCCCGGCACTGACGTAAAGGTAACCGTCCGCAGTGTTCCAAACGATACGCCCGGCTGGATACGCGGCATTGGGCAGCGTTGGAAGACTCGCCACTTGGACCGGGGCGTTAGCCGTGGCCTGTGCGACTGCGGTAGAGATAGCTGTGGCTTGCGCCGCAGCAGCCTGAGCCGCCGAGATGGCCGCTTGAAGCGCCGTGCGCTGTGTGGCGATGGCTGCCCAGTTGCTCGAAAGCATGGTCTGAACGCCCATCCATGGGCCGCTAGTGGTTCCATCAGGCCAGATCGTTGCCCAGTTAGCCGGCGCTCCGCTGAATCCGGTGATTGTCGTGTTGATGGCCGCAACGGAGTTGTTGTAAGCCGTTGCCGAGACAACCCAGGCAGACGCCAATGTATCGAGTTGCGTCTTCATCGCAAGCTCTGCAGAATACTGCGTCATCAAGGCGATCTTGTTGGCGTTCGTCAAATAATTGATGTTGTTCGGCCCGCTACCTGGGTCAATATTCACAGTCGTAGGGACCAAACTTATTGAGGCTCCTGTTTCGGTCCATGGAGAGTTAGGCATAGACGGCCTCCACCGCAGCATTGACGACGCTCATGGCGCTCGTTGGAGTCACAGCGACGGTGCAAGAGCGCGCGGCCGGTCCAACTGCGATCATGTCAAAGAGATAATTCGCTACCACCGTCGGATCACTCCCGGTAAAGCAGACAACGTTAAAGCCCGTTGGCGTCGGATAGTTGCTGGGCCACGTCCAAGTGATCGTGAGCCACACTTTAGCGGCTGTGGTTAGTCCTCCGCTCGCTGTTACCGTGATTCCATCACTGGCCGACGCGCTTCCGCCACTTCCGCTCGTGTTCGTCGCGCTCTGCGATATTGTGACAATCGGCGGATACGGATAAGGCGTGATGTAGGTCGGCACGATGCTTTGCAGGCCGCCGGAAGCCAGCGAACCGACCGCTACAATCATGTACATCCCCGTGCGGATGGTGGAGTCTGTCCACGTTGTGCCGGTTCCGTCCCATAACACGGTCGCCGTGTTCCACGGGTAATACGCCTGGCTGTCTTGGTAGCGAATTTCGTAATGATCCGCCCCGGCGACGGCGCCCCAATTGAAAACCAGTGTGCTACCGGATGCCGCGCATGTGAGGCCAGTGACGCTGGCCGGCGCATTGGTTGAGGCCACTACAGTGATCGATGCGGTTACGGGAGTTCCTAGCAAGTTCCCTTGCCAATCGATCCCGGTAACCGTGACGTTGTAAGTGGTGCCAACATAGCCGGTGAAAGTACAACTTTGCCCTTGAATGTTGCCGATGGTATCCCACGCCCCTCCCGATGCCTGCACTTTCACCTGGCCGCCCACGGCGGTGTTGCCGTTTACCCAGCCAACCGAGATCACCGAAGAGTTAGGAGAAGTGGATGGGGAACCGCTCTGAGCTTTCTCGGTTAGTGACAGGTTGAGTATTGCCGGAGTTGAATTGGGCACACCCACAATTTCGCCGTAGTTGGGAATCACGTCGGTATAGAGCGCGGAGTTGTATTCGACCGCTCCAATGTCGAAACTAAAATCTCCCGAGCGCTTGATTCCCGCAACGCGGAAGAGCTTGGCAGCTTGATAGCCCGCGCTCTGTCCGTAAGCCCATGCGCTATCTGTGCTCGGCACCGCGGAGAATGCACCCGAGACGGAGATCACCGCCCCGCCTGGCCCGTTAGAAGAGGGCGCCGTAATGGCTACGCCGGATACACTCAAATTCTCAATCGTATTCACGTCGTAGAGTGTGACCACTTGGCCGACGGCAAGCGGCACAGAGGAGGCGAGGCCAGTAGCAGTGGCCAGTGTCACAGCAGATCCACCGTAGCCGGTGACGATGTACTCCGTACCATCGGGAGTAACGGCCTTAACGATGCGTCCCGATGGAACTGGAGCCGACAGGTTGAGAGTCAGTCCGGAAATAGATGCAATCTGCGCAGTCCCACGTTGCACAATGGGATGCTGTACGCTTACCGTCCACCCGGAGGCCATGGCAAAGGTTAGATCGGTGCGCTCGACGTTGAGGGCGGTGAGGGTTGAGCCGGCTTGAATCCGTCCGCCATTCGCCCAGTTCACAACATCGGACTGTATGGCGATCACCGATCCGTTGCGGCAAGATACAGATTCAAGCGCGGCGGTAATCTGCGCACTCCGCAATGCGAGCTTATTGCTCATCAATTGGTGATAGCACCAGCGCCATGCTTGATCGCGGCTCGTGCATCCGACAAGTTTCGTGCGGGTGGTTTTCGGCTGCAGCCCGCTATTCATATCCGCAGCGGTCATCACCGAAACGGGAAGGTCGGTGCGGTAGTTGCGCGCGGCGTCGGCAAAGTCGCATTCGATCAAGGTGGCCCGGTCATCGAGGGCCACCCACATCTCTTGAAAAGAGTCTTTCTTGGTGTTGCCAACCGTAAAAAGCTGAACCGGATCGGCTGGCGCGTCAAGGATCACCGTATAACGATTCCCGATGGGAATCACCACCGCCCGGCTCATATTGCCAATGGTTTGGTGCGTCTTCCATGCGTCTCCGGTTTGATCGAAGACTCCGGCAAAGATGTGGCGGCGAACTAAACTTCTATCCTGATTCGTCACCAATTCATCATTTAACTCGGCCCACGCCACATACGCTGGAACGTCTACGTTGGCAAGAAGGCACCCCGCCCCATAGAGAGGGTTCGTGAGTACGTCGTAATCCACAATTGCGGGATTGTCATGCTCGAAACCGGCCAGTGCAGCGGGCAGAATAGTATCCTGCCCAATGTCATGCGTGATGGTTGCCATGACCTGAATACCCGCACCGCTCAACTGCGATGTAGCCAGGGCCTTGATGCCAATCAAGATCATGTTCGGATAGGTAAGGTTTGACCAGAAAAGCTCATTGATGTTCCAAAGCCAACCATCGCATATCTGATTTGCGACGGTGCTGTCGTAGAAATTGATTCCGTGTCGATCTTGATACCAACCTATTTTCGTGACTCTCGTATCCCACTGCCCAGGCGCAAGGCCGTAGATGCACTGGGTGTCGTAGATAGCGCTCGTGGAGCAGGCTGAAACATCAACATAACCCTGCCACCATCCGTTGCAAAGCACGGGGTTGGTGTTGGGATCGCATGGTTGCCACACACCTTGAAAAGTATGCGAGGTACTTCCGGTTGAACCGTCTAGATTGGTGATCGTTACCGACTCGTTGGATGACCACGGGTCTCCGGGGGTGTGGTTGCCGTTGTCCGACGCATAGACAAGCCCGCTGCCCGCGAACTGGTCGGTTGGGACCACAACCCATGCCGGCCACGTCTCTATGCTCCCACCGTTATGAAACGTGGCAACGGTGCTCATGTTAGCCATGTTTGGAAAGAGCGGAGAGGTCCAACTATTCTGGTTGTGCGGAGATACCTCGATCTTGTAAATGAAGTGGCAGTTGACGTAATTCCCATCGCCAGTGATGCTATAAAGTCCGGATGGGAATTTCATTGTGACCTGCAAGCCTTGAATGTTTGTTCCCGTTCCAGAGACCACGACGGGGCCATTGGCAACAAGCAAATCCGTTTCCTGCGGATAGCCGTTCACAGTGCTATCGAAACCGTCAATGGCTGTCTGGTTATTTGTGCCAAGGCGAGTCTGATAAGAGCAGTCGGCAAAATTTGAGATCGGCTGATTATTGATTTTTACGCTGGAAATCGCAGAGGCTTTGCCGAAGCCATAGCAGACGAGCACGTTGATGTAGGCTTTTTGTCCGGCGTAGCTCACGTAACTGGAGATGACGTTTCCACACCACCCCATGATTCCGTAACCCTTGGGGACGGGTGTACCAGGTTGCGCTAACCCCTTCGGGCCGGTCGGGTCGTACGTGCTCGAATAGGTGGCAGGAGAGGGCTGGCCGGGAGCGAGCGCCCAACTCATCAAGAGACTGCCGGCGGCGGCTCCCGTGGCAAAGAGTGCCCCTACGATCCATCCACCAGCCGCGAGGATCACCGGGCAGAAAAACAGCAGAACGCCAATCAAGATCATGCCCAAGATCGCGCCAACAATGCTATGCCACCATCCCCCACCAGCGGCGCGCGGAAAGAGGAGTATCTCGCATCCAGGCGAAACCACCGTGCGCCATATCTCATCGTCCGGAACCGGCTCACCATTGAGGCTGATCTTGTAAGCCTCGATCTTGACACCCGCACCGACTGCTGCGGCGGCTATGCTTTGGTTTTCTAAATACTCAATCTCGGTAATCTTGTTATCTGTGGGCTGAAAGGGATTAAGTATCTCGATGACACGGACGGGACGAAGGGCCAGGCTTACAGTGTTGGCATTCTTCTCTTCGGGAGGTAGAGCTACGCTTGAGCATTGCGCTGGTACTAACCCTGTTTCCATCGATAGAAGCCCTCAATTCGAGCTTGCCACGGAAATGAGTTATACCGCTCTCTTACAACTCCACAGCTAGGATGAGCGTGAATCATGAGGTCTGCTCCGCATACGACGGCGATATGCCAAGGCGGATCGTCTGAGCGGATAAGTATTCCATCTCCCGGCTGCGGGTCGGTGACAGGCTCCCACGATGCCAACGCAAGCCCGAGTTCGCGGGCATGACTACCCCACTCTGGAACTGCGCGTCCCAGGCGCCGCTCGATCTCCAAAAGCAAACCTACACAGTCGTAGGCATCTGGCCCGCGCGCGCCTTCAATGAACGGCTTGCCGAGCAGATCGGCCCACAGTGCATACGGGAGAGTCTTCATCACATCTGCGCCGCTATCATCGCGCCGTTGGTTCCGATTCCAGGGAAGGCCCCGAAGCGGGCCGCATTACCATGCACCATGCACCCGTTCGTGCCGCTGTAGGTGCCATCGCAATTCGCGAGCGCCCCGGAATATTGGCATTGTGGCCCCTTATAGTGGGAGACCCACATGCAAAAGCTGGCGCGATAGAGGTATTTGGGAAACAGTTGGCGCATTGGCGACGGTGCGGAGAGGGAGAGCGTTGCCGTGTCCGCTGTGCATATTGTCCGCATGACCGTCGTAGATAAGGCGAGATCTGGCTCACCGCCGGGATGAGCGGTGTTATAGACGTAGAGGTTAGCGGTGGCGCCTACGATGCCCGCGTACTGCTCGATGATGCCTTGCAGAATGCGCATAGTGTTCGACGCGCGCAAAGTCATTGTGGGAAGTTGAGCGCCGCCTGGCTGATCGATCGACAAATCAAAATTGAAGGGCTGATAGGTTTGGATGCCGTTGCCGTCTCCGGCGTCAAACTGGATCGGGTCTACATTGCGCGCGGCGCGTAGATGCTGCCCGTTCCATATCAGATCGAGGAGCATGATCCACGCATCACCCGAGGCGAGCTTGGATTTATCGCGCTGTGCGGCCAGAGAGAGAACCGCCATGGGAGATGACCCAGCAGACATTTCTTAACCCTTTCCGGGGTGGTTAAACCTCTTGCAATTCGATCTTTGCGCCGTATACTTTCACGCCGGCGCCCCAGCCAATATCCGCTATCTCAGGAAGGGAGGAAAAGCGCACAAGGCAACCGAGCGATTGCGATCCAACCATGCGGCCATAAGGGGTTAAAGGCGTTAGGAGTGCACAGCCTACGCTGTCCCAAGCAACTGACGCGGAACCGTCGAGGTTGATAACCGCCCCAGTGGGGTTCGTGAGGGTGACGATGAGGGATATGCGGAAACTCGCCGCTCCTGCGGGCACAGTGAACTGGTATCCATAACTCTGCCAACCGGGGCCGATAGCTGCAGCGGGTCCGGTGAGTGTGGATAGCGGGTTGCCATTCGCCGCAAAGAATGAGACGAACACATTAGCGTTAAGCACTCCGGCATCTAGCGTCCCGTTGGTTGCGTTGGCTTGGCCGGTGAAGACGTACACTTCCGCAGGCTTGCAAGACACCGCAAAGTCACAGTTGAGTTGCCCTGTAACGGTTGAGTGGGCAGCAATGGTCTGACCCGCTACAGTGGCGAAGTTGATAGCTTGAGTGCCATCGGCAACAGTTGCGGTTGAGACCCCGATAGACTCCTGGGGCACTGCGGTTCCAGAATTCCATCCAAACACAACATCGGAGGCGGTGAGGGCCGGAAACTCAAAGGACCAGTTGGGGAGTAGGTTGGGGTACAAGAAACTATTTCCACCGCGCGCCGCGCAAGTGGAAGACATAAAGAATTGATCCAGTGCCCGCACGTCCTCAGCAACCAGATTTCGGACGTTGAACGGCCATGTGCGCCGGGCGCGTGTGCCACGAGGGCGTGTGGCTTGATAGCCCTGCTCCATCGGGTCGCGTATCGTGTCATCCTCGACCTTCTTTGAGGAATCCATCGAAGGTTGGCGCGAGAGTGATGGGAAGACGAGCGGGAACGTGGCCATAACTCAACCATGCGGCGCTTGTGAAAATTAGCGCAAAGTAGAGATATGGAACTCAAGGCAACGGTGGATGTGTCAGAGGCGGTGGCCGGACTGGATGATTTGCAAAAGCGGCAGATCCCGTTCGCGTTGGCAAAGACTTTGACGGGATGCGCCAAAGTGGGCCAAGGGAAGGTGCAAGAGAACCTCGGAGGGAAGTTCACCTTGCGCAATAACTTCACCCGGCAGGGCATCCGCATCAAACCGGCCAGCAAGAATGGCGCGGTGATCGAGGCCGATGTTCACACCGACACTGCCAACCGCGCGACCGGCGCGCCGGATTACCTGCTTCCCCAGGAAGAGGGCGGTGAGAAAGTTCCCCACGGCGGTCATGAATACCTGGCTGTGCCTACCCGTTATCTTCGTCAGATGGCCCCAGGAGCGATCCCGGCGGAACTAAGACCGCGCAACCTGTTGGGCGCGGTGGGAGGGCGCTACACGGCAATCACGCGCAAGAAAGGGCAGATTGCGCTGCGCAACCAACGGATCGTGCATGGGTTCATCTTCTTTGTGCAGGACATTCGGGACGGACACAAGGCAATCATGGGCCGGTATATGACGGATAGGGAGGCTTACCCGTTCTATCTGCTCATCCCCGAAGCCCACATCAAACCCCGGCTTGAGATGCAGCAGGAAGTGGAGACGGCGGTTCGGGCGGCTTTCCCGGAACTATGGCAAGAGACCTGGCGTTCCATTATGGCGAAGGGATTGCGGATTCAAGGTTGACTTCCGGCCCGGCAGCGGTACACTGGGTGCGAATCTCGCCATGCTTAGAATCATCGTTGCGCTTATTCAGTCGTTCCTCGTGACGCCGGTACGTTCCCTGTTTGACAGAGAACATCCTGTGAGCGCGGTCACTTCTCCAGTGTTGAATCCCCGCAAGAAGCGGAAAGTGAACGCAGATACGATTGAGGTTTATCCCTGCGAAACGAGAGATTCAACCGAAGAGGGCCGCGCAATCTACGCATCGTGTGACGCTGTTGTAGATGGAATATCTTACAAATTTGACTTGGTTCATCAAAGCGGCACCTTGGACTCAACCGGAAGGCAGGAACGGCCCTGCTGGTCATGGGTTAGAGTGCAAGGCCCACATAGAACGCGACAATCTACCACGATAGAGGCGATGTTTGCATACATGCCACCCTATCAAGCATTAAGTTGCGATCTTCTAAGGACGGGCGCTGTGCGTCAAGCGATTGAGCAGTGGAGAAGACTACCGTCGGTCCGGGAAGCGGGAGCGCAAGCCCATAAGCAAGAAGATTGCTTTGGCTCACAATTGATTCGTGAAGGACAGCGGCGCAAGGCTCAACGTGAAGCGGACGAAACTCACGTCGCATCTTGAAAAGATAGGCGCTTGTGTTGTGGAGGAATTATGGACGGACATTTTGTATTCAGCATGATCGTGGTTCTTTTGATCGGCGTTGTTTACTTTCTTCCTTTGTGGGTTGCGGCAGGGCGCAACTGCAAGGCTGGCGCTGGGATTGCCGTGGTCAACCTTTTTCTCGGGTGGACGTTCATCGGATGGGTTGTAGCTTTGGCGTGGGCGGCTTGCGGGGAGCCAAAGCCAAAAGAACTCCCCGCCGCGCTCGTCCTGGAACCAGAAAGCAACCGTGATGGCCGTTGGATTGCCAGAGACCCTGGAATAGGCAGTTAAGCCAGCATCATGAGGCCCGCAATTCCCTGCGCTACCGGGCCGTTGGTTTCGAGTTGCTTGAGCATGATCTGGATAACCTGTTGCTCCCCTCCGTCGCCTCCGGACTGTTGCGTCTGACTGACCTGCATGGGCGAACCCTGATTGTTGAGAACCACCTGAATGCCGCCGGAACCGCCCGCAGCAGCCCCCCCGCCCATCTGCATTGCCGAAGCCGCGGCGCTGGCGATTGTGCCCGCGCCCGAGCCGAGTCCTCCGTTTGAGGTTGTGCCCGCGCCCTTGTGTTGAAAGAGGCCGCCGAGCAGCCCCAGGCCGTCACTGAGCAACCCGCCATGACCTTTAGGTGTGCCTTTCGACCCATCCAAGCCTTTTCCGCCGCTACCAGAGGAATCCCCGAAGAGCGCGCCGAAGAGTTGTCCTTCCGCTGCCTGCCCCAGGTCGTTGAGCAGGTTGGACCGCATCTGCTTCCATTTCTGATCCCACCGCTCGGACATATTGAATAGAGGATCGAAGACGCCGTGCGCGAATTTCTCCGCTTCGCCTTTGGCTTCCTTCGTATCGTCGGTGGTCCACCTGGCCAGTTTCACATCGGGATGCTGCGAACCGAAGATGCCGGTCGGCATGGTTCCCTGATCCATCCCCGAAGTGTCAATCGGCTTTGCCATCTCGGCGGCGTAGGCGTCTTCCATCTGGCGCGCGAAAGTCGCTCGCTTGCCGTCCAACTCCACCAGCCGGCCCTCGATCTCAAGTTCTCTTGCCCGCAACGCGTTCAGTTTGGTTTCCGTCTCGATGCGATCCTTACCTGTCTTGGCGTCTCTAGATGCCAGGGTATTCATCTGATCGGCGAGGGCGCTACGCTCGGACTGCAACTTCGTTCTTTCAGCGTCGAAGGCGGCGTTTTGGTAGGTAGCCTTTTGCGTGAGGTAGTCAGCTTCGGAGACCATACCCTGCTTGTGCATCTCATCGAGGATCGAGAGCATGGTCTGGGCATGAACGCGGGCGCGGGTCTCATCCAACTTTGCGCCTGCATCGGCAAGTTGACGAAGACTATCATCCAACGCCCTCTGCGCGGCCACCGTGCGATCTGTAGAGCCGGAACCGCCTCCGGGTGGGGGCGCGGGCGGCGGTGATCCTGCATTGCTTTTTTGAGCAGAGTTGACGCGATCCATTGCTGTGCGCTGTTGTGCCAGCAGATCATTGAGTTGACCTTGGGCATGGTCAACCCAATCCATCGAAGGCCCCGGAACTCCCCATAAGCCCTGAGAGTCGGTGGCTTTCTTCGCATTGTTGAGGTCCACTTGCGCGGATGTGATCTGGTCTGACAACTGCGCAAAATAAGCCTGATTCTCACGGAGGTCTGCCTCGTTCCATTTCTTCGTGAGTGCCGCTTTCTGTGCGCGCGAAAGATTCGCATTGGCTAACTGCTTGTCAATCGCCGCTTTTTGCGCGGCGGCGGCCTGGCTTATCGCACCGGGATTCGATGCCTCGTAGATTTCATCGGGGATCGTCCTGCCCATCTCTGCGGCTTCATGTGCCTGCGCTGCCGGAGACTTGCCATTCAGGCCGAGCCACTCTTTCATTTTCTGGATAGCCGCAACCAGTCCGGTAGTGACGTTTTCAAGAGCCGGTGCAAGATCGCTGGTAAGTTCCAACCCAAGGCCCTGCAAGGCACCTTGAAGCATCACGGCACTATGGTGCATGTCCTCCATCTTCTTGATACCGGCTTCGTCCCAAACTATACCGAGGGCCTGCGCTTCGGCTTTGACTGAATCGAGTTTGCCGCCGAGAGCGTCAAGGATCGGGATCATTTCGGAACCCATGCGGGCGCCGAATATCTTCGCGGCTGCATCGCTCTTCGCAATGCCATCGGGAAGCGCGTGGAACTTATCGGCAATCAAGGTGAGCACCCCGTACATATCGTCACCCTTGGCGCGAAGCTGCTCGACGGAGATGCCTACCTGATTGAAGCCCTTTGCGGCTGTCTTGTTGCCGTTGTCAGCCTCATAGGTCGTGACGGCCAGTTTTTTGAAGCCGCGCGTCAAAGTCTCGAAATCGACACCAGCGGATTGCGCGGCATACTTAAGCACAGAGAGATTCTGAATCGAGATTCCGGTTTGCTGAGAGAGATGGCCGAGTTGAACGCCAGCCTCCATGGTCTGTGTGACCATCTCTTTCATGCGCCCGACCACTTCACGAAGGCCCACGGCGATCCCCGCCGCCGCGAGACCCTTTTGCAGCACTTCTCCGATGCTCCCCAACGAGGTCGAAGTCTCTTTCGCTTTGTCCCGCGTTTCGTCGAGATGCTTTTTGACCGCGTTGAATACTTCGCCGGTTTTATCTTCTCCGGAGACTACAACGATCACGCCGCCTTTACTTGCCATCGGTCACCACCTGATTTGATTTTGCCTTGTGTGCGGCGAAGAATGCTCTTGCGGCGCTGTCGGAATCCGGGAAGGCCATCGTCTTCGACTTGTGCTTCTTTGTGGGCCGGGCAAGCAACTGTTTCGGTGTCAGCGGCTTTTCTCCCTTCGGCGTGTAGGGAAGCAGAATCAGGTGGCCGAGCCAGGCGGACTCCGCATGAGCGCGGCGCGCTTCCCTCTCGGCGCGTTCCCTATTGCCTCGCAGGATGAGCACCAATTCGCTGTAGAGAAGCCGGTAGAACTCAGAGGGCGCAAGGCCCATCTCGCCGCAGACGATGCGGAAGGCGTCTTCCCACGTCCATGGCTTTGAAGCCTTGCGCGCTTTCTGCCCCGAGCCTACGCGCTTACGGCTGGGGCGGGCGTTTCCCCCGCGGGATCGTCTCCGTAATACTGATTGAGCGCCTCGGTGATGGCCAGCACGGCCTGGGTGACCCACTTGCGACGGGTGAGCAGCGCGCCCACGTCTTCGACGGTCAACGTCTCATTGCGGCGCGTGGCGTCGTCTTGCAGCGCGGCCCACAGGTAGAGGCGAAGGTTCTCGACATTCACGTCAAGAGTGCGCTGAATCTTGCCGGTCTCGGGGTCCTGGGTTTCGGCAATCGTCTCCCACAGGCTGCTGTCTTTTCCGCCGGCGTTGCGGATGAGGATTTCGGTATTCAGGTTGAAGGCCAGTTGGCGGCGGCGGTCGAAGTCAACGAAGATCGGCTTTTTGAAGATCACTACGGAACCCATATTTACCTCAGTTGTCAGTGGACAGTTGTCAGTTGAAAAAATGGGCCGA